CCCCTCCTCCCAGCCATACTTCATGACCAATGGTAGCCGCGGAAACACTTTTCGCTCTTTCCAGCCATGCACTTGTAATACCGGATTTCAAATCACTCTGTTTCATCTTTCTTCCTCCTTTTTTACTACCCAATCTGCCGCAAACAAGTCTGTAATGGAAGGCACCCACATGGAATGAGAACCACGCACGGTATTGATCTGCATATAAGGCTCACACTTGAACAGCTCGCCTTCCTCCATTCCCCAGGCATCCGCTGTCTGTTTATTGCAGGGGATACCATCTGGATAACCTTTCTGCATGACCACAAACAAGCCTTTACCATTCCAGCCCTCTCTTGTCATCGGCACGCCTTTTTTCAGCAGATGCAGCGCATGACTAAAGTCCATTCTGGCCACACCGCCCAAAATAGGTGTGTTGCTGTCTGCCGCAGGGATAAAGTCATCCGCTGCCATGCAGTCCAATGTGTATTCCTTCATTTTGGTATCGAACAGGTCAAACACCTCACCATCCTTTGTATGAATGATGATGGTACCGTCCTGCATTTCCCAATAACCGCCCCAGTGGGGACGTTTTACCTTGCCGCCCTGCTTCATGTAAGCCAAAATTTCTGCAAAATTCATAGTGTCCTCCTTACAAAATCTTCTCTGCCGCCTTTTTTTCCATAAACTCCTGTTTCTGCCGTCTTGCCTTCTTTACCCGCTGATACTTTTCCATCAATTCTTCATTGTCCCCGCAGTCATGATTTTCCCGAATGATTTCTGCCAATGTCAGGCTCAAACTCATACAGGCATCAACACTGCTGATAATTTGAAAAAGCATCTGATCTTTTGAGTTTTCTGCTTCCGCGTTCTTCGCGTCACGCTTATTGATATACAGCATGAACAGGCCAACAGAAACAGGCGTCACAAAATCTTTCAAAACTTCCAGCCAGTCCATGCCGCCCACCTCACTTCTTCTCTGTAAAAATGCTATGGGCTTCACTGGGCGGATTCACTAATTTGTACTCACCGCTTGGCAGCGTACAAACATATTCCTTCCCGTTGGGGTCTTTCACAACCATATCTTTCAGAACCATCATGCCGGGAAGATATGGAAATACCCCGGCAACAGGTCTGGGAATAGGCCAGTAGTTGTTCGGGGTATCCGTCGGTTTATAATGAGGGAATCTCTGAATCGCCGTTGGTACATAGTAGAAAACACCTTCATATGTAACGTATGTTTTCGCTGCCTGATTGCCATTGTCAGGCCCCCATACATCTGCACCGTCTTGGAACACTGCCAAAATGGGATTGTATGCCCCTGCCATGTCCAGCAGCGCTCCGCCTGCCTCCACCATGGAGGAAAAATGTTTCTTCACCTTTTCCGCATCCGCTTTATAGTCCATGTCATTCCCCTCCAATCAAGCCCATCACTTCACTGTGAAATGTCCGCAGCCCTTCCAGCTCACTAGAACCGCCGCCCATGATATAGGTTTTTTCTTCTTCATCCAGTGCGCCCTTTGACACCATCTGTGAAAGCTGTTCCTCCGTCACTTCGCCCTTTGTAAAGCGTTCTTTGTAGTAGTCCAAAAAAATTTCCACGGCTTTTTTCATACCATCAACCCCCGTTTCACCAGTTCCGACATCATCATGTCCGCCCCCTCCTGCCGAAATTCATCCTGACTTTTATTCAGCTGTGCCTCCATGCGATCAAGCTGTGTAGGCTCCGGCTCTGGAAATTCGATAGAAAATGTATTATCAACTGCATTGTAATACATTCCTATCTTTACTTCTTCTCCACACTTGACAGCAATAACCTGTTTACCATCAGGTGTCTTTGGATAGTTGGGTAAAGTTTCGGAAACAACAATATCTACTACCCGGCTGTTTACAATCATTGCATACCTCATAATTACACCCCCCATTTTATACAAACATAACCACTTGTACCATCTACCCCATTGTTGTTTGGAATGTCACTATCAGGCTCGTAGTCATGCGTCCAAGTAGGTCTACCACCCGTACCGTATCCCGTTTGATTTGTACCACCTTTTGCTTGAAAAATGTTGGAACTCATAGGATATGGAGTTCCTTTGTATGCGTACCCACCTTTTTCACCATCTGTACCATTAGGGCCGCCTTTAAGTCCGCCAGCAGCATACACTTCTTGCGTAGCAGTTTTTAATCCGCCTTCTCCACCGTAACCACCGGGCAAGGTAACTAAGTCACCTACAACAGTAGCTTGGCCATCTTCACCTTTAGTGCTTCCTGTACTAGCAGCATTTAAAATTTGAGTAGGTGGTGTCTTTCCACCCTTACCAATCTGTATAGTGATTACCTGACCAGGAGTAACTGCGTAAGATTTATCTACAATGCAGTCCCCCGAACCACCTGCTCCACCTTGATGAAAGTATATCATCTTTGGTGTTTTTATTTTTACTGTTTTCCCTGCTCCACCACCTGCACCTGCTGCTGTTACAAGAATGTTAAAAATACCATCTGGTACAGTAAATTCAAATGTACCACTATTGGTAAATTCTTTTATACCGCCTTGGAAGTTGTTTATCAATACATTTAACTTGGCATTTACAGAACCAGATGAATTACTCCCTCCTTTATCATCTGTTCTCCCAATCTTCCCATCAATCCCCGTTATTTTCGTCAGCACTTCCGCCATCTTTTCCAGCAGCGTGTCCTGCCTTGCTACATATACTTTTTCACCCATTTTGCACCTCCAATAAATATAGCCCCACATCATCTACACCCAGGATAAACGTTTGTGTCCCGTCATCCGATACGATCTTTACCACAGGTGCCGGAAGCATCCCCTCCGGGATTTTCCCATCTTTCAGCACTGGAATCTGCTTATTTTCACTGCTTCCGCCGATGAATACTTCTTCGGAATCCGTGGTAAATGCAAACTCGCCAGTAGATAATGCAGGCAGATTGCTTTTCGCGCCTCTTTTTACTTGCATTTTCATAAGACCACCGCCTTAGAATGTGCCGCCGTCAATAGCAGTGATCTGCAATGCGCCGTTTTCGTCTACATTCATCCCTGTACCTGGTTTGATGTGTCCAAGTTGTGTGCCGCTGGCTTTCATTTCCATATGTGCCGCAGGAGCCGCCCCAACATCTGTTGCCGTGGTACCGTGGGGGTTGCCTGTCTTGACCTGGCTATGGTCGTATGCTGCCTTACCTTTGTCACCAGGGTACGCCGTGGAAGATGTTTCCCCCAGTGCCAAATCAGAACCAACAGGAACATAATCACTGCCGCCCCAACGGTATGTCTTGTTTTTGTCTTTCGCAATGTAAATGATGCTGCTTTCGCCGGTGGGAGGAAATGCTGCTCTGTTATCATATTCCTGTACATCGTCAACAAATCCAGGAAGCTGTGCAGCAGGCACTTTCCCGCTGCTATCCAGAGAAGCCACACCATCCGCAGTTCCTTTTTGCGTCATTGGGATCGCGCCCACCTGATCCGCAGTAATAGGTGGCAGGTCAGAAAATCCAAGTTTACCGCCGCCTGTCACCTGTCCTTTGTTGTTGACCTGCACCTTCGTATACTCTCCGCCAACACCCGGCAGGTTTGGCAGTGTCGTATTCAGCACCACCGCAGCACTGCCATCGAAAGGAACTTCCGGCGCCGTTACGTCACCAGTGATGGAAAACTTTTGTGGATTTTTCAGCTTGTTTGCTGTATCAGCTGTACCACCGGGCGGGTTGACATGAACAACGCCAGAGGATGTACCGATATATAGGTTGCCAGTGTCCAAAGCAACAGCCGGTTCGCCTTCTTTCAGCACAAGTCGTTTGACACCTTCCTGTTGCCCTCTCTTGAATTGAATATCCATTTCTTCACCACCTTATCTGTTTCCGTCAATGCTCAAATTTCTATGGGCATCTGGATTGACTTCGTGTTCTGCCAGTGTTTCCCCACCGAAAGCTGGAATCGCATTTCCGTCAATCACCATTTCATCATGGGCGGCAGCATCGGCATTATGCCTTGCCACAAGAGCCGCTTCGTCAACCTTCTCCCAAAACAGACCGCCGCTGTCAATGCCAAAGAAATACTTGTCACCTGTGCTGGAATCTGTGATCAATACCGCATTGTCTACATAGGCAAAAATGTCTGTTTCCTTACCATTTGGGTCATATATGGACTTCTGCATATCCGCTGCCCCAATGGCGATTACCTTTCTGTCTACATAGTCCACAGTAGCCGGATTGAATTTGTTTGTCGGGAAATATTCTTCTGTATTGTCTTTGAACAGGATGTTGTTGACAAAATCCTGCGTAAATTTGTCCAGCAACGATTTGTTGTCGTGGGTATGTCTGTCACGGGTAGCCAGTGCCAGATTTTCTTTGCTGTTGTCATCGAAGTTATTGTCGGAAAGGACCTTGTACTCACTTTGACTGCCTGTCTTGTATGCCTTGTCCACCTTTTTGTCCAGTGCCGCCTGTGTGGCAGTGGAAATGGGCTTGTCCGCGTCACTGGTCAAGTCCACATTTGCAAATGCCTCCACAAATTTATTGAAAAAAGGTACAACGACCTCTTTTACCAACTGGTCAAAAACGGCTTTGGCTTCGACTTCCGGCAGCTCCATGGGGTTCGACTGGGGAGAAACCCCCTTGCCGGCCATGTCCTTTTCCGTGATCTTATACTTATCAACGTCCAATTTTCCTCACCCCTTATACTTTCCGCTCTCGGTGTATTCCAGAGCTACTTTGTAGATACCAAATGGCTCATTGTATGCCTCGTTTCGTAGGGAAAATCTGGCTTTGTCTACCTTTTTGACCTTGATTTTCTTTCCTACGGTCCTTGGCGTGTTATCACTGGAAAAGTTGATGCGCTCCCAGTTGATGTAGGTAAAATCGAAATAACAAGCCTTTGCACCACTGTCAAAGAGCAGTGACCAAATGCCCTTTCGCTGTACCCACACTTCTACTCTGGTAGCAATTGCCGCCGCCAGCACCACAGAAAAATACCGGAAAGTTTTATTTTCGTAAAAACGATCACCGGAAAGGTCTGGAATATCCCATCTTGCCTTGATGGGCGCCCCTACGTCGTTATAGCTTTTCTGGCTGGTAACATTATCGTAGAATCGGAAAATATCTCCGCCGACGGTACCAAAGCAAAGCCGTCCTTCCACGTCCTCCCACATGACACGGGCAGGCACATTTTCCCAGTAGTAACACTCATACTGGTAGGAACTGTAAGGCGTGTTCCGCTCGTAGGACTTTTGCAGACCGTCCAGAAGATATACCCTGCCTGTCCCCATAGAAAGCAAGTAGAAATCACGCCAAACAAAGGCAAAGGCGTCTGCCAGCTTTTCTTCCGCTGTCAACGCCTCGTTGATGTAAAAACTTCTGTTCTGGGAGTATTTTTCGCCTGTAATGTCCGCAGCCGTAATGGCCATGACGCCTAAGTCCGTCAGGAATAGTGGATCACTTCCCAGATACCCGAAACCGAATTTTCCTAACGCCCCGCGGCCAATGAGGGAACCAATGACCGGGAAAGTGGGTTTATCCTCCACCAGTTCGCCCTTGCGGAGAATGATGTTTCTCCCTTCTTCTGCTTCACTTTTATGAGCTGCCAGTCTGTCATTGATAACGCTGTACCCCACAATAGCGCTGCCGTCCTGTCCAAGCACCGAATACCACAGATCCCCAAAATAGAAACCATCGTTGATCTGGCAGTACCAGTCCTGATTTACGAAATCTGGATTTCCGCTGACAAACATCCTGTCGATTGCACCGTTGACGCCAAAAAGCGTCATAATATTGCACTTGTTGATTTTGTCAGCATAGCCCTTTCTTGTTTTCGCCGCTGTGATTTCCACGTTGTCCATCCCTTTTACTGGACTTTCCCCAGGGGCGGTATTGAATGTGACCTTTCCTGCCTTTCTGTCCACGGAGAAGTCTTTCCCTTCTTCCAGGTCTTTCCATTCCCCGTCTTTCACCAGCTGACGTATTTTCAGCTTTTCTTCGTCCAGGTTATCCGTGGTCATCTGATAGATTTTATCCTCTGCGGTACCGAGAAAACTTTCCTTGAATTTCTTCCCAATCAGGTTGATGGGTTCCAGTGTAGTACCGCCGCCGGTAGGCTTTCGGGAAATGATGATGGTGGGAACGTAGGCTTTTTCCTCCAACGTCACCACCTTCCATTCTTTCTCCGGCTCCTCACCTTCTGCGGGCGTTTGACCGTCCTTTTCGAACTCACCATAACAAATGGCTTTTTTCCCGTCGAAAATAAATAATTTCCCATTAAACTGCCTGCCGACACTTCTAGTATCTGCCATACCTTCATACAACTGTGTATCGTCACCGGATAAATTCTGCAAAAACAGCTTATCACCAGCATGGATGACGATTCTGTCATTGAGCCGGAAAACGCCGTTGATCTGTCCATCGTAGTGTTTCAGCTTTTCGTACCCCTGCCGCTTCCGCACCTTGCCGGGGATATCCCTCATCATGTTTGGTGCTTCTGGGCTGCGGTACTTGCTCACCACAGTAGGCGAGCTGTTCAAGTCAACCCCGCGAAATTCTTCGATGATCTCAACGCCTCGCGGTGCCGGACTTGGTACATCAAATGCCATAATCAACACCACCCCGTCGTCGAAGTCCATGTACCGGTACTTCCGAAGCTGTCCGCTTTACTGCTGCTTTCTTTCAGCATGGACAGCCATGTCAAAAATTCATTCATGTAAATCTGTGCAAGAGAAATATCATCCTCTTTGTACAGCTGACCAGCCATGTAAACAGCAATTTTATTTGTCACGTCTGGCGGCAGGTCGATGACGGTTTCTTTCGGTGTATCTCTTGTGATTTCCATTGGATACGCACTGTAAGTCACACGCCATGTGCCTGTGATATTCTTGGGAATCAGCAGTATTTTATTGCCCTCCGTCTGAATATTACGAGCGATGCCGTAACTTTCCCCATCTGTGTAGGTGATATAGCCGCCATACATGGTATAGAAGTCATCAAAAACACTGGAAAGGTCATAGGCGTTATACTGACCGGCGGAAAAGGTGGGCGCCGTTGGATGGTCGCCCCCTTGTACGATTTCACCGGTTTTTTTGAAGTAGTAAGCCTGTGTACAAAGCAACGTGAGCGCTTCATTGACTGCACCTGGCATGGCATTGATGTAAGGCCCTGTGCTGTCATCCACCACTAAGTCAGCTCCCTGCAGTTCAAACATTTTTTGCAGTGTAATTACTTGCAGTTCTTCCCACGTCATGCTCATGCCCATCACCTCACGCTGTCAAAGGTGTACCGGAAGAAATACCATTGCCGCAGATGCACAGACCGCGCCAGTTGTTGAAGCCAAGACCATAACGAGCATAGCCCTTGAATACTTCGTCGTCTGTGTTCTGGTCTGTGTATCTTGTCACGGTCAGAGGAACCCTGTCGATGAAAGGCAGACACATGTAGTCCTGCAGGAATTTACTGTCTGCCAGAATCACATAGTCCTTGCCACCAATCTGCTTGTCCATGTAAGGCCAAATCAGGATATTCCACAGACCAAGCTGGAAGTTCATAGCATTTTTGTTGCTTTCGGGGTCCAGCTCACTGCCAACTGCAGCGAATACCGCTCTTTTCAGTTTCGCGCTGTTGGGAATGATGATAGTGTCAGGCGCCACATTCAGCAGGTTACCGTCATCATCGCAGAAGTCCTGCATTTTTTCCTGCAGCTGATCCAGAATAGACTGGCTGAACTCTGCCTTGAACATGTTGGACTGTTTGAATTTTGCGCCCTGTGTCTTGGAAGGGTGTTCCACAGAGAACAGAGGCTTGCCATCTGCACAAGTGGCATCGTATGTTTTGCCAGCAAATGTGACTTTTGCCTGTGTCGCACCGGACAGCATACGGGCAGCATACGCCTCACGGCCTCTGCCATAACTGGTGGTGAACTGGTTGGCTTTGCTCTTGATTTTGCCAATCTTCATGTCGTCCATCATTTCTTTGGTGACAACAAATTTGTTTTTCCACACACGAGGGGCAATGGTCTTGTCAAAGCCCTCCTGCATTTCACTCTGGGGCGTTGCACCGCCTTCGCCCACATCCTGGAAGTTACCCAGGGCAGTTTCAATGGTATAGTTTTCTGCCCAGTTTTTGGATGTGTCCATGTAATAAATCTTGTCGATAAGACTTTTCTGCTGGAAGGCTTCCACGTTGGAGTTGATAATTGCTTTGATGGGGGCAAGTCTTTTGCCGATCAAACCATTATTCAGTCCACTGCCTTCGGAAAAAATAATACCGCTCATATTCTCATCTCCTCTTTCTCATCTAATCTTTTCTCATCTTGTCTGTTTATCTGCTCACATTAGGGACCGCCTGCGGGGTCTTTGAAGCTCCAAACGAAGCGCCCAATGGCAGTTCCTTTGACTTCGTCCACACGTTCCACCAGGAATACGCCGTTTGTCGCTGTGGCTGTTACCTGCAAAGCGTCAGTATGCAGCGTAACTTTTGTACCCACAGTAGGCTTTGCCTGATAAGGCACTTCGTATCTGGTACTTTCCATGACTGAACCGACGGGATACAGTCCATCTTCGTTTACAGGGCCACGGCAAATATACTGTGGTCTGTCTGTTGCCGCACACTTGGTCAAACCCTGGTCACTGATTGTCAATGCCTCGCCTAGTGTAATTGCTTCCAAATTTTTTCCGGGCAGATATTCGATTACTTCCGTATCTGCCACATTCGCGTTGTAGATTTTAAACATGCTTTATCCCTCCTTTTTACTGATTCTTTCGCCACATTTCCTGCAGCTGTGCATCGGACATATTGGGGAAAAACGCCTTATATGCGGCAAGTTCTTCCGCGTCCATCATTTTTTCTGTGCTTGTCCCGCCTTTGGGCTGTGACAGGTGGCTTTTGTTTACCGCCTCGTTATGTGCCTGCTGTTTTGCAGCCTTGGAACGATTGGTGGCGATACTGTCAGCAAATGCCGCACTGTACGCCTGCTCCAAAGGCACGCCACGACGCCAGTATTCCAAAGCCTGTCTGCCCTCCGCAGTTTTTCCCAGGTCAGAAAGCGATTTCACACCGCAGTCAGGGTGTTTCGCGTTCAAACGCTGCAAAGAATCCCGTGTAAAATTTTCTGTTTCCACCCGCTCCTGCTGCTGACGGTATGCCTCTGCCTGCGCAGTGGCTCTTTGAGCTTCTTTTACTGCCGGATGCTCTGCAATGAGCTTGTCAATGACGCTTTTGTCCAGTCCTGCCCCTTCCAGCTGACTTTTCAGCTGTTCCTCGGCATATCTTGTCTGGTATGCTTCCAGCTCCGCCGCCGTTGTGATGGGTTTTCCCGTATAGGGGTCAACCTGTCCGGCAAACTGCTGTCTGATAAAATCATTGACCGCCTGCTGT